GGTGTCGGCATTCTTAGAAGTTGTAAATAACTGCAAAGCGATTGAACAGGCATCCATCCACGGCAGCCTCGGCAGCGGTTGCACCGTCAGCGGTTGCCCTTGCGTTGAACAAGGCCCAAACTCCAGCAGCGACTCCACCTTGGAGCATTGATGTTGGGTAGCCGTAGCCGTAGCCTATCAGCATCTTAGAGGAATGTGTAACCGATGACGGAACCTGCGCTTGGAGTTACCGCAGTAATCTTGCCTCCGTTGCGACCGCTGATAACGATGCCAGCGGACACGGATTTGCCACTCATAGCGTAAGCGGTTAGAAGGTTCTCGCTTCCAGTTCCGGTAAGGGTTGTGAATGTGGCTGCGGTATTGACCACAAGGAAGTCGTAGTTTTTGCCACTTACGGCAGCATCAACGAATTCCATCGTACCGCCCTGGCCAAGCATTTGTTGCAGAATAGGTGTAGGCATTTTTTAGCGTTTAATTGTAAATGTAGATTAGACTGGAATTTCACAAACCGAATGGCCGTAAGGGATTTCAAAAGTCATCGTAGCCTGCCAGCCTGCCGTGCGGTCGTCCCGGCTCTCTACGAACCTTGTTAGACTCACGCTGGATGATAGGGTCCAGTCCTCGTTCGGGTCGTTTGTAAGCGATGATATAAAGTCCTGTGCGATTTGTAACTGGTCGCTTAGGACCTCGTCCTCGTTATCCTGCCAACCCAACGTAGGACTCCCCGAAACCACTCCTCCCATCGGCTTAATGGACTCAACTCTATCACTAAAATATACCCCAACCACCAAGTCCAAAGTACCAGCGTCAGTAGTTGCAGACTGAACGTCCGCAAACACGAGCGGATAGCCGATGCGTTCACGGCTTGGGGTTTGAAGATTGATGGTGTTGTCCGTGCCGATTGCAAGAGGGTCGCCCGTCCCGAAGGAGTTGACCTGAGGATGAGCATTTGCGAGGTCCAGCAGGGCTTGCTTGATTTTTATCCATGACATAATTCTGGAGTTTCAGTATGTTTTTTTTGTGTGCGCCCATCGTCAGCAGTCATTACAAGCCCCGAATTGACCGTAGGGGTAGGGGTAGTCAAGGTTGCTGATTCCCATTCTTCGGTTGCGGTCAAGGACCATCCCGGTTCGGTAGTTCGTAGCGTTCGGGTAGATGGTATCCAAAGCAGATGGAGGCGAGTTCCAGAGCGGATAGGAGTTTCGGTTTTCCATGAGGTAGCGAGTAATCCGCTCGGAATACCACTCGGCATCGTTCTTCACTTTGTCGGTCAGCCGGGTGATTTCTTCCATGCTCATTTGCGAGGACTCTTCGCTTGTTCTGCGAACCATCCCCTTGTTCATGTACTTGAACGCAAGAACCATCGGCAACTCGTAGTAAAGCCACTGAATCATAGCAGGCTGAATATAGTCCTCCAAGAGCGTTTGGTTCAGGGCAGACGTTGAACCGCTGACCACCTGCGTAACCAATTGCCCATACAACGGAGAGCCAACGATTGGCTGAATCCGCATCTCTTGCACCTTCACAACCGTTGGCCGGATTTGGGTGTAGGATACGTTCTCGTTGATTATCGAGTTGTCGAGCAGCGTTTCTTCGCTTATGAATAGTGCCTTCATGCCTTGCTGATTTTATTGCCTTTGCGGATTACCAACTGCTGCTCCCATACATGGCGACATTGCGGGCGATTCACTCCGCTGGGCGTGTGATACCAACCGCCTCTGCGATTCCACACGGAGTAACCCATGATAGCACTAATCCCGTCAATATCGTCCCGGGTGTAAACCTTGCCTTGCCCGGCTAAGTCAAGCATGACCTTGCAGAACTGACGGCTGGAGCCTTTGTCTTTGTTGCTGAACCCTGTGGCCCATGCGTATTTGTAGCGGACCTCCAATACAGGCTCTGCGACCTCCTTGACATTCTTGGGAAGGTTCTGCTCGGCTATCTTGTCCACGGCCCTGCTGATTGGGTAGCGGTCCTTTGTGATTAGGTAAGCGACACGCTTGGCGACCTTGGCCTTGCTGACCCCGAATTCCTTTGCCATTTCTTCAACCGATGCGTCCCGGTTCTTCTTGCGGTAAGCCTCAATCTTCTTATCAAGTTCAACCTCTTCTTCGCCCAGTTCGGCAAAGGCCAAGCGGATGTTTTCGTCGATGTTGGTGTCGAACCGCATCGGCTTGGAGTGCATCACATGGTAGTCGTCTGCATGGCTTCCAAACTTGCTTGCAACCACTTCCAAGACCTTGAACTCTTCGTCGCCCCATCCGTAGTCTTCGTCGTCTTCTTCGCCCCAAGTCGGTTCGCTGAACTCTTGGGCCTGCACTCCGAGCATGGTGTCAATCTCTTGGGCTGATAAACCGAATCCAGCCGAAAGCATGGTCCGAGCCATTTCCAGCGTGATTTTCTCTTGCATATACTGACGCACGATTCGCATCAGGTTTTGGTACTCACGGCCTGATAGTTTCTTGATGTTGTCGTTGCTCTGCAAGGCTTCCACGGCTTGCGGTTGCTCGTCGGGTTGGGGGTTAGGTCCAACCACATCGGCAGGTTTCTCAAGCGGTTGCAGACCTGCTTTCTCACGAAGTTCGTCTTGGGTCATTATCTGCAACAGGGCTTGTTCGCTTAGTCGCTCGGTAATCGGCTCAACAGGGATCAGTTCCATCCCTTCAACGCCATTAAAGGATCCCAAGTAGTTGATCATCCGCTCCACTTTGCGGACCCGGTCGTTGACGTAGGTGGCCTTGAATAGTTCGTAGGCTTCGACCAATTCGTTGCGTCCACCCAATTGCCCTTCGGTCTTTACTCCGAAAAGCATGGGGTTGGTTACACGATGGGCGATAAATATCTCTTGCTGGATAGCCTTGTTCAAGATTTCAAACTGCTTGTCCATGTCGCTTGGAGTTAATGGCTCCAGCGTCGGGGCCTTGGCTGCATCGTCGTTGAACGTAACCACAAAGCGACCAGCGTTGTCCGTACCGCTGAACTTACGCTTGATTTGCCTTTCGATATCGCCCTGCTCTTCGGGGGTCGGGATGCCGTTGTTGAAATTAATCAAGTAACCGCCCCAAAAGTTGTTGCGAAGGTTGTTGTTGTGGAAGTTCGCCACTTGCACGTCTGCCTCAATCCAAGCGTTCCCTCCGATGTATTCTGGGAGAGGATAGTGCTTAACGCCTGCTGCGTAAACCCGATAGTAGAACAACTGCTTACCAAGGCGGTTCTCCGGGTCGAATGCAGGGATTTTCTCGATGTCCCCGACCTTGGGGAAGAGTTGCATCATATCGTCGTTGTACCAGTCAGCCACCTGAAACATCTTCTCCTCTTTGTCCACCCTGATTTTCTCAAACGGGACGTGTTCCATTTTGGCGATGGTTCCAAGTTTGGACCAAGTAACTGCGACCGCAAAGCCGTTGAATAACTCCAAGTCAAGGACCAGTTTCTCGGTGATGTCGTTTAAGTCCTCGGTGCTGGAAAGTCCGTCGAAGAACTTGATGAATCGGGCCTCTTGTTCAACGGTCAGGTTGTCGCCTGCCTGCCATCCTCCGCCCATGATGTAGTTCACCTTGCCGTTTACAATGGCGTTGTGCTTGGACGACCTGCGATAGTTGTCAAGTAGATAGTAGGGATACTCATTTGCAAAGCCGTAGGTGATGTACTTGCCGGAGCGATTTTCCAGCATCACGGGGACCTTATGCTCTATCCCAAGCCATTGGGTGAAGTGCTGCGTAGACTTGCTCATAGCGTTGTAGCAGTAAAGTTGAGGGACTGAATCGTGATGGCTTCGGCTGAATCGATGGACTTGACGTACAGGCTGAACACATCGTTGACCGCAGCGGTGAGGTAGGTTTCAACATAGACCGCATGGCCGTTGTTGTGGCTCAACGTAAGCGATGCCTTGCTGGAGGCTATCGTGTTGCCGTTCTTGGCGATGTACCACTCGAAATCCCTGCTGTTGCTGGCCGAAAAAGTCATGTTTGCCGACACCTTCAACGCAGCCCCAGCGATGCCTGTGTAGGTAATCACGCAGGTGGATTTGTTCAGCGAAAAATTATAGGTTGACAAAATCCCTTCGTCCATCGCAATCGTCAATTTGACCGCTGAATTGCTTGTTGGGGTGAAGTTGGTGTTGGATGCAACGGTCAACGAGCCAAAACCTCGCTCCCGGTTTAGCGTTGCGGTGTCAGCAAGGTCGTCGAATAGACCACCTACACGGGATGCGGTGTTCGCCCCGGCAGCGGTTTCGTTGGTAATGGTTAAGGCACTCGCTTGGAGTTGGCTTCGTGTTTGTACGCTCATTAGTTGAATGTTTGGTCAAAAGTTGGGTCGAATATGCCCCCGGCATAGACGTTGTAAGTGATTGAATTGGCGTAGGTATTGAAGCCTATCGTTGCGGTTTGTATAAATGCCAAGCCCGTTTCAACGACCGCCAAAGCAGCGGCAACCGTGCTATTGGTATCGTAAACTTCATACTTATAGGAACCCGTTTCAAGCGACCCCACGGCAATCGAAAATTGGTCATAGCGGTTGGTATAGTTGGAAAGGTTGGCTGATTTCAGCAGGGTGTAGTCGGTCGTGGTGTTCTTGGCGATGCTTGTGAGGCGCAGGATGTACCTGCTCCCCGTGCTGGCTCGCTCGGTCCAAGTAACGGTAATCGTGTTGGTCGTGTCAGGGTTCAGGTAAAGCATCTGCTTGTAAATGTGCGATGCCCCCGAATTTCACAATTTGCGCCCAATCTGCCTGTATAGTTCGGCTCGCTTCTTGGCGGTTTCGGCCACATTGAACCGCTTTTTGATGTCCCTCGTGAGGTTGTCAGCCAAGCCTTTGCGAAGGTCGGTGTCAAGGATTAGTTGTTTGATGTATTTGTACCAGTCCTTGGGTTTGTTGTAAGGCACGAGAAACCCGTTCTCTCCGTGTCGGATGACATCGGTGTAGGGTATGGTTTCGGATGCGATGATCGCCTTATTCATCCACCCTGCCTCGACCACCTTCAACTCGGACTTGAGTTTGTTGAACTTGGTGTCCCGAAGCGGTGCAAGGGTTACGTTCACGAAGTTGTAGCCACCGACGTAGGAGTAAATATCCGCAGCCTGAATGCGTCCGTAGTTCGGGTTATTGCCTTGGTCGCTGATGATTTTCTCGTAGCCTTCATAAACAGGATTATTGTCGTTCCATCCTCCCAAGTAGAGGCGGTATTTGCCGTCCAAGTTTGCATCCCATCGTAACTTCTGCATACCCTCACGGAGCAGCTCCATGTCCTCGCCATGCTGCGCACCACCAAACCAACCGAACTTGACGAGGTGCTTGTCGGGTTCTTCGTCGGGGTTTGGGATGAACTGCTGATAGGCTTCGTATGGCTCGTTCTGCAAGATGCTCACATTGGCGTTTAGAGGCCGTATGCGAGAGGCAAGGTGTTCGGTGGTACAGGTAACCCAGTCAGCCAATTTGATGTGCTTACGGATGACCTCTGCGAGTTTGGTTTGGTGATAATGGCGGTACATGATGTGACCACTCTCAAGGACCCAGTAGTCGTCCAAGTCAAGGATGACTTTCGCCCCGAATTGGGTCAGGGCTTTGTAGACGTTTTCCACCTGCTCCATCGTCCCCTGACACCACAAACGGCTGAACAGGAATAGGTCTATCGAACGAAGCCCCTCGTCGCTGATGGTCGTGATATTCTCAACGCAGACGTAATCAAACTCCGGGTAGTTGTCGCCAAGGTATGCGTTCGGCATTTCTAAGCGGTAGAAACTGCACCCGGTTGGATGGGCGTTGTAAACGATGCAAATCTTCATGGCCGTAAAAATAAGAAGGGCAGCCATTGCTGACTGCCCCTCTCAAACCTCAGATGATGAAAACCTAAGTCAAAGATACTACGAACCGAGTATCTGCGTAGTCGATGGTGCAAAGACTGTTGATGCAATCAGGAACATCGGATCAGGCTCCATCCCGGTCAAAGTCAATTCGTATCCGCTGCGGTCCCCGAAGGCAGTACCAGTTCCAGCGGTTCCAGCGGTTGCCTCCAAGCCGTTCGCAGAACCCAGCAACCAATAACGACTGTTGTTGTCTTGGACAATGACGATGACTCGGTTGCGGACCAGCAAGCGGAGTTCGTTGCGGACTGCGACTTGCAGTTTGTTGATGGTGAACGTTACTTCGGGCGTGTAATAAACCGAGCCGTTCTCGATGCTCGCATTCAGCGTTTCCGTCAAAGAGGACGTAGCCTTGGTCAAGTCATACTCGAAGAACCCACCCGAAGCGTACCCCGTGAAGCCCGTAACCGCACCTGAAAGGTTGGCATTGCAGGACCCTGTTGGGATGAAGGATTGGACGTAAATTGTTTTGATTCCACCTACGGAATCACGGCAGCCGAGGGCGTAGCCAGTAGTTAGGGAGCAGGACATATATGTGTTTTGGTTTTAAGTTTCAAGAGAACAAAAAAGCAGGGGGAGGTTTCCCTCCCCCCTACACATTAGGCCAACTTGAAGTCTACAACGAATTCTGGATACGCTATTTGCACACCTGCTTTGAAGGCTGCTTGGAAGCGGACTTCGTCGTTGTCTTTGCTGAACCAGATTGAGAACTGCTCTTCGTCGCTCAACAAGTCGGTTCCGTAGAAGAAGTTACCGAGGTAAGACGAAACGATGCGGTTCGTGCCAGTCAAGCCGGGGACTGCAATGACACGGACGTTTGTGCCGGGATACATGATGTCCCCGTCAGCAAGGCCAGCCAAGTCAACTTGGTTGTACAGGACGTTAGCGGTTGATTTGAAAGCACCAAGCAACGTGCGGAAGTTGTCCCAACCGCAGAAGATTACGAGATCAGTCTTAGTCAAGATGGCCTGTGGGATTTGGTTGTAGATGCCGTCAAAGATGGCGATTGCGTTGCCTGTGGTGATACCAACGGACGCAGAAACCGCTCCTGTGTTACCGCTGATGGTAGAACCCGATGCAGCGTTCAACAACTGGTTGACACCTGAAAAGTAGGTGTTGCCCTTCCAAATTGCATTCTCCAAAGCCTCTGCGATACGGAGAGCCTTCTGCTCGCTGAATGCCTGCTCGAAGGGAACGCCATCGTAGGTAGAGCCAGCGGTCAACTGGGTCTGCATCCAGTACTGCTCCAAGGAGCGAGGACACAAGGTTTCTTGAACCTTCATACGGCCAACGGTGATGTTACGCTGACTGAATGTAGTCGTACCTGAACTTGCGTAACCGCAAACATCTCCGCCTTGCAGAACTGCATCGGTGTCCATGAGGTTGAGAGCAGCAGCGAACTTGATGCCCACCTGCTTGGTGAACAGGGCTGCTGAACGGGCCGAGAACACGGCCTTGGTGATGAGAGGAAG